CAGCTTGTCCTGGTACTCCCCCAGGCGCTTCGCCGCCCGGGCCTCGGCCTGGGCCGCGTACTCCTCGGCTTGTCCTTTCTCGTGGAGTTTTATGATGTAGTACCCTATGGCCGCCGCCGCAGCACCCCAGGCCACGAGCCCGAGGTTGAGGGCCCCAGCCAGCTTACCGATGCCGCCTATGGCCATGCCGATGCCCTTGGTCAGACCGCCGAATATCTGGAGCAGTTTCCCGGCGGCCCCGATCACGGGCCCGGCCGCGGCCGCAACGAGGCCGAACTTGATGATCAAGTCCTTGTTCTTGTCGCTGAGGCCGTCCCACCACTTGAGGCCCTTCTCCACGACGTCCATGACGGTGCGCATTACGGGAATCAGCCTTTGGCCCAGCTCTATGCCCATCATTTGGGCCTGCTGCTTCAGGATCTTGAGCTGGTTCGCCGGTGACTCGATGGTCCGGGCCAGGTCCCCCTGGGCCTTTCCGGTCTGCTCCATGATGACGTTGTAGCGGGCCACCACCTTCTGCTGCTCGGTCATCTCCTGGCCCTGGGCGATGAGGCCGTTCTTGAGCGCCCAGTTCTTGGTCGTGGTCTCATTGACCACGATGCCCAGCCGCTTCAGGGGCTCTATCTCTCCGGATATCCCGGCCTGGAGCTTCTCGAATGCTTCCTCCGGCCGCAGGTTGTAGAAGGAGGACATGTCGTAGGTCAGCTGGGTGAGCCCCTTGGCCATGCCGTAGGCAGCTTTTTCGTTGAGCCCCAGGGAACCCAGCATGACGTTGAAGGTCCCGACGTTCCTCCGCACCTCGTACTCGTTGAGCCCGAACTGCTTGCGCAGCTCCACTGACCATGCCCGGGCCGACGAGGCCATGTTCCCCATGGACACTTCGAACAGGTTCTCGCTCTCCACCGCATTCATGCCGAGCTTGAGCGCCGCCCCTCCAACCGCGGCCAGAGGGACGGTTACCCACATGGTCATATTGCGGCCAACGCCCGCCATCTTCTTTCCGGCGTCTACCATGCTTTGTCCGAACTTCGCTACCTTGGCCCCGGCTGTGTGCAGGGACTTGTCCACGGCCCCGAGGGCGGCATTGAAGCCGCTAGTGTCCAGGACCAACTTTCCGTAGATCGAACCGGCGAAGAACCCTCCGGGTTCCGGCATCAGATCCTCCTCTTAGCCTTTGCGCGTTTCGGCTTCCACCGCCTCTTTACGGGCGGCTTAGGCTTCCTGACCTCGGCGGCCCTTGCCCGGGCCAGCTTCTCGATGTCGTCTATCATCTCCTCATTCTCGACGGCGTAGATCTGATCGTCCAGCGAGGCCAGCTCCCGCCGTATAGCGTCGACGTCCATGCCCGGGAGCAGGGAGGCTCCGTAGGCCTCCCTTCTTCTCGCCAGAATCCGCTTCTTTGCCAGACGGACCCATAGCATCTCGTCCCTTATGTCCAGTCCCAGGACGTCACCCAGGCTGAACATGCCCGGGAAGGCCTCGCTCAGGAGGGCAGCGAGGTTCCCCCGGGCTTCGGCCCGTTTTTTTCCTGGACCTCCGGGCTGACCATGGCCTTGGCCACGAACCTCGTGATCTCGCCCACCTGGGCCAGGTCCAGCTTGGATATGGCGTCGTTTTTCCCGAACAGGAGTTCCAGGCGAAGGTATGCGGCCTCCAGGTCACCCTGGGCTACTCTGGCGTCGAGGTCGGCCATCTGGCGGGCCGTTTCCCGGCCGAATTTCCCGACCACCAAGGTCTGCCCGTCAACTTCGACTTCGATGGGCTCGAAGACGGAGACGGACGTGTCCACCTTAAGCTTAGGCACGGCCCCCTCCTAGTACCCGTACTCGGTAGACCCGGACTCCATGCCGATGGTCCCGAACTCACCCTCCTGGCCGCTCTCCTGGGAGACAAAGATCTTGAACGTGATGGGGAAAACCCGCTGCGTCGACTTGTCGTAGGTGAGCTCCCAGCCGGGAACGGGGAAGCACTTGTAGATGTGCACCCACTCGGCCGGGTCGGTCGAGACTTCGTTGTCGCAGATGGGCTTGATCACCAGCCCCTTGGCCAGGTCGTACATGCCGCATCCGAGCTGGTTCTTCAGCTTGATGTAGTCGTGGTCCCCGGAAGCGATCGGAGCTCCGGAGTTCAGGACGGCGGCCAACTGCTCCAGCGTGGAGCGGGTCATCCGCAGTTCGAGCGTGGCGATGGTGCCGACCATAATGGCGTCGACAGGGGCGTCACCGTAGCGCTCCTCCAGGATGTCCTGGGTGTTGGTTTCGCCCTTGTAGACCGTGGCCCCGAGGAACGGGCCGAGGTTGGCGGCCGCGCTCTCTCCGTAGCCCCAGACCACCTCGCAGGGCCCCATGTCCTTGATGGGAAGTGCAGGCATTCTAAAACCTCCTATGGATTTATCTGGATGGGCTCTCTCAGCACGAGCCCTGCTCCATTCTGAAGATGAAGTTGACCGAGAACTGGTGCAGCCGGTTGTCGTTCTCCCCCAGGTACTGCGGGACTGCCAGGGCTTCCACGGTCATGGCCAGGTAGGACGGCCCGGTCCCCGTCCAGCTCGGCATGTTCCACCCCGACGTCCCGTGTAGCTTCTCGTAGAAAACGTGGACGTCGTCCCTGGCTTCGAAGTAGCTCCTTGCCTGGCAGATCACTTGAATCAAGACGTTGGCCATGTCGGGACAGTAGAAGTTTGTCTCGCCACCGGCCGACTCCTGCACGAGCTGGCACCGCTCCGGGGCCCCCTGGGCCAGGTGCCCTATCTGGAGCGTCGGCGGCTTAAACCCGGTCAGTTTCTCGATGAGCTGACATATCTCTCTGAACATTCATCCCTCCAGCAGCGCCTTGAGGTAGACGCCCACGATGTCCATGTACTTCTTCCCGAACATGCTCATCTTCGACTCCAGGTACTTCCGGCCGGATCCCGGAAGCGTCCAGTTTATTCTGGCGTCCTGCGCCGGTGACAGCTCGTGCCAGCGGGCCGCATAGACGATGTTGAACCCGGCCTTCATGACGATGACGCTTCCCGGGATCAGCGATATCGTCGGCGGCGTGACCTCCCCTCCCCCGCACATCGTTCCGTCGGGGAGCTGGACCCGGGCCGAACCGCGAAGAGAGCCCTCGTCGAAGGGAGCCTTGGGCTGAATGTAGATCGCGTCGTGCAGCCACTCATTCGCTCCCTTAAACATGCCCCGGGCTACCTCCTTCGGAGCGGACTCTTCGATGAGCTTCCGCAGCCCGCCCATGAACTCCCCGAAGTCGAGCGTCATGCCGCTCATGCCAGGTACACCTCGTAGTGCGTCATGGAGAAATCCTTCGGCTTGCGGATGTCCAGGATGGCCCGCCACGTGTCCTCACCGGCCAACCAGATCCTGTCCTCGTGCATGAGCCTTCGGCCCAGGTAGGCCGTGCGTTCTATCTTCCTGGGAAGATAGATCATGCACGTCGACACGACCTCTTCGCCCTTGGCGTCGGTTACCAACCGGGTCCTGTACTCGACATAGCCCCGGACCGTGACCATGGTGCCGGACAGGGGCTCATTCCAGGAGTCGTTGCCGACCCACGCCTCGATGGTGATCTCGTCGACGCAGTACGCGTTGATCATGCTTTTTCACCCCAGAGCTTCCTGTACCTCTCGGCGTTGAGCTTTTTCTGCTTGGCCGAGCGCATCTTCTTAAGTCTTTCCACGTCCGCGGGGCTCCTTAGATCCGGAGGAATGTCCCCGATGTCGTCGATGACGTAACTTCCGTTCCTCTTAAACGGCATGTCAGTGCCCTCCGGTGACCTTGTAGTAGACGTAGTCCAGCTCCTCAAAGGCCTTTTTCTGGGCCTCGTGCACAGAATCCCTCCAGACCTGCCGCTGAAGATCCGCGTATTCGCTGGGGGAAACGAACGCAGCGCCTAGCTGGTGGCGGCTCTCGAAGTACGTCCTCTCCATGCTGGACAGTCCGTCCCACAGGCTGTCTACCGTCTTCCCCCACCGGTCCTGAAGGCCGGTTGGTATGTACTCATTCATCCTTTTAAAGTACAACGGCTCAGCTATCGTTTTGTCGCAGCTTTCTATCTTCTCCCACGCGTTGGCCGCCCACACACCGTTCTTCGGGTAGACCACGTATACTGCGTCCTCCGGCACGGCTATCGCCACCCCGTATTTTGGCTTAGTCGCATAGTAGAAATGGATGTCCGCCGAGGAAAAAGTCCCGCCGCTACCGGCCACCCCCGGGTGAGTGTGGATGTGCATCTTAGCTCCCAGCATCCTCGTCATCTCCGCGTCCGTGTACGTCACCTCTCCGGCCGTGCCCTCCACCCTGAGAACGAGGTTACCGGCATCGTCCAGTACGTAGGAAACCTCCCTGCCGTTGACCTTGCTCCATTCCTTAGCCTCTCTCACGGCCACGGATTCCGCGTCGGTGAACGTGGCCAGGGTGCTCAGCACCCCGCCTAGCCCCGTCCCGGTGGTTCTTACCGCTATCGCTTCCTTGGATGTTGGGAGGATGCTGTGCTTGCAATTCGGATGGGCGGGCGGCCTGACCTCAAGCTTCGGGTACTGCGTGTCCGTTCCGGACAGGCTGTAGATCTTTCCCTCGTACTGGTCACAGACCGCACAGTCCGTAGCATGATCCGACCACTCGACGAGGTCGTTTCCGTACTGCCTGCAGAGCTCCTCCGTGGCCTTTGTCTGGGCGAACCTCATCTCCGTGCGGGCCACCATGCGGGCGTACTTCCTCGGGTTCCAGCGTCGGCCCTTGATCAGAATGAGCCCATCGTCTCCGATCTCGCCCTTAAGGCGCTCGAATATCATGGAGGAGAGCTCCTTCCTGGAGAGCTCCTTAGCCACGGCCTCCGCCCCCATCTCCTCAAACCTCCTCAGAATCGCCTGTCTGTCGAACTCCTGCACCGCCGCCCTCCGCGTGACCAAGGCCCCGGAAAGGGCCGCCTCAAGCACGGAGTTTACGGTGGCCATGATCGACGCGTTGGCCTCGACGAGCACCTTTAGGGCCCCATCCCGCACGGCCAGCGGCGTGGTCATGGGCGGCTTCCGCGGCTTCCTGCCCAGGATCTGAAGGGCTGCCTTGGTCCTCCGCTCCCCGGCAGCGTAGGCCCCCATGAGGTCGCTCTCCGTCCATTCCTTGGCCGAGAGGTCAAGCCCCAGCACGGTCCGGCGTATTCTCCTCCTCATCGCCTCGGCCCGCCCGGCGTCGAACGTCCGAAGATCGATGGACAGAATCTCGCTCATGATCTCCTTCTCCGCCTTACCGTACACCGCGGCCAGATTCATCAAAAATAGATGTCCTCCTCCTCGTCCCTAACCAAGCCCACCGCCGCGAAATTGGACTCAGTCGACCACGGCTCGAGTAGTGCTATCACGAAAGGTGGGACGGGAAGCTTCATCAACATGCTCTCGGAGTAGTCCTCCTTGACCACACCGGCCTTGATCACGCCCTGGGCCTGCAGGCCCTTCCTCCTGTCCTCGTCGGAAAGGTGCTCGGCCAGGTAGTAGGCCATCTCTCCGTTCACTATCCGAAGCACGGACAGCTCCGAGGCCGAGGCCTCGGCGTACGTGGGCAGGCTCCACCGCGGGTCGTGGTAGATGCGGTTGTAGGCGTTCCTTATCGCCTTTGACTTTTGCAGATCACCGGACGCCTCAACGAGGTCATCCCAGGCCTCAGTCTTCGACCGCTCATCCTCGAAGTAGGCCTCGGCGTCCGACAGATCGATGAACCAGCCAATGCTCATTGGTAACCTCCTGGGTAGACCTTTTTCTTGAGGCCGCGAATCCCGACCTTTCTGTACAAGCGCCGTCCGAATCTGCGCTTCGACGCCCAGAGCTCGGGATCCGTCCCCGTCTTAGCCCCGGTTCCCAGGACCGGAGAGTCGACCGGATGCGCGTGCCAGGAGTCGAACACGAAAAGGATCTGGGCCTGGGACAGCGCCGGGGAATCGGACGTCAGCGCGTGGACACCGTCCCAGACGCCCAGGCTGTGAACCTGGGAGAGTGAAGGGGAATCGACCGGCTGCGCGTGTTGTGCGTCCTGGACAACGAGCGTCACCCCGGGTACCGTGTAGTCAAGGACGATGTTGTCCACGGAGTGAGGATGGAGGGTCTCGGACACGAACAGCGCGTGCGCTTGGGAAAGGATCGGAGAGTCGGACGCTAGCGTGTGATCGGCCGGGCTCACGACCAGACTGTGCGCCTGCGAAAGGGAGACGTTGTCGGCGTAGTGACCGTGGGCGGCTTCCTGCACAGCGAGGATCGAGGAAACGTCCAGCACGACGCCGTCCGAGGCTAGCGCGTGGTCGCACGGAGAAACGGTTAGGGCGTGCTGCTGGGCCAGGTCAACGCCGTCTGACAGTTGGCCGTGGGCGGCCTCGGACACGGCCAGAGTGTGGGCCTGCGTAAGGGCCACCGGGTCCGTGGACAGGCCGTGGGAGGAGTCCGGGACGCCCAGAAGGTGATGCTGCGACAGGACTATGGCATCGGTGGCCTGCGCGTGGTCAGCCCCGGCCACGGAGAGCACGTGCACCTGGGAGAGTACCGGCCCACCGGCCTCGTGTCCGTGGAGGGCCCCGGCGGCCGCCAGGACGTGATCCTGGGACAGAACCACGGCGTCCGCTGCCTGGGCGTGGTCGGCCCCGAACACGGCCAACGTATGGGCCTGCGTCAGCGCCGGTCCCTCCGCCGCCTGCTGGTGAGCGCATTCGGAGACTACTAGGTCATGTAACTGCGTCAAGACGGGAGCGTCAACGGCATGAGCATGGCTTGCCTCGGACACCACAAGCGGCGTGTCTGCGGACACCTCAAGCACGGGACTGTCCGCCGCCTGAGCGTGGCTTGTCTCTGATACGACCAACGTCTTGTTTTGAACTAGCGCCGGAGAGTCGGCGGAGTGAGCGTGGGAGGCCTCGCTCATGGCGAGCGTCTTGTGCTGGGTCAGGGCGATGGAGTCCGTAGCGTGAGCGTGAGAACATTCGGACACCACCAACGTTACGGTCTTCAAAACATGTACCGTCGGCACTACGCTATTCGTGATAGTCGTGTCCGGAGACGTTAGTCTGAATTCAATTATGTCCTCCCCGGACAGGTCGGCGTCGACGAATTGAATAGAATACTCAGTCTCCGAGTTTCCGCTAGCCACAATGTCGTTGGTGTTCCCACCGGATGATCCATCCTCGCTACACCCGGCCGCCGAATTTTCAAACGTCCCAGTACCGCTTAGTCTTTTCGTGCAGTTGTCCCCGTTCGCAAAGCACGCTGCCGCCACGGCCTTGACATTGGAAGATGTGGTCGTAACGTTCGTCCAGGTGCCGCTGTTCTTTCTGTATTGTAACTGCGCATCGACGTTTGAAATGGCCGTCCCGCCTACTTCCTGTTCCGTCCATCTGAGCAACCGTACGGTAGACCCAGGGGCGAAGTTAACGTTGGTATCCTCCGCCCC